TTTTGTTCTACAGTCTCTTTCACAATTGCGGCACTGCGTGTAACGAATTGTTTCTTAAGATTATCAAATTGTGATTTTGCTTCACGTACTAGTTTAACTTTCGTTTCGGCTAGATCACGTTTGTCAATGGCAAATTCATTAATCTCTCTTGCTAGTGCAGTTACAATGAACTGTTCTAATTTTTCAAAATTCTCGCTAACTTTTCTACGATCATTTTGGAATTCTACAAGTTCTTTACCTAGCTGATTCATGATAAAAGATTCTAGTACACTAGCATCTTCATTCATCTTGCGTTGATAAGCCACTTTAGTTTCAATTAAAGACTTCTTATCTTCTGCAAGTTCAGCCATCTCTGCGACCAATCTCTCGCTGATCATTTTGTCAAGTGCTTCAACCATAACAGTCTTATCGTGACTGTATCGTTGGGCAAACTCTTCACGTAGTTCAGCGGTGACTAGATCGCGGTTTTCTTGAATTTTCTGATTAAATGCAGTTTCAATCGCAGACTTATCGTCCTCTGACATCATGCCACTTTCGACCAGCTTCTTGAATGCGTCCAACATCGCTTGTCTCCTTAGGTTTTTAAACCATTTATTATATTAAGCATCGCCTCGCGGAGATGCTTCTGGGCTTTAGGATCTTCTTTTACCTCGTGTGCCACCCTAAATGCTCTATTACCACCACGACTGTTCATCAGGTGTTCATAGACTGGTGTAGGATAAGCTCCTGGCGCACTAGGTTGTGCAACTATATCAACAGTGATAATCTCAAAATCAGATACATGGCCGCTCATGTCGCTAACGTTACCGCTGCCACGTGAACTTACGCCAAGTTTTACACCGCTTTCGAGCATTGTTCTAATTAAGTTACCCATCGGAGTAGGAAGGACTTTCATCTTTCCATAACCATTTGGACCTTCCATCCACATTTGAGTAATCATATGGGACACACGGTCTAAATTAACTTTTAGATCATCTGGATGATCTACTTCTCCGAGAACACTATAACCTTCTTGTATTTGATCATTTAGAGTTTTTACAGCTCGTTCAATCTCATCAACTGGATAAACCCGTTGATTAGCATTACGGATCCCGCCTTGGATGGCAATACCTTTTAAATAAAGATTCTTGCCATCCTTGTCGTCGGATTCTAATACGACTCCTGCTTGATCAAAACTTAATTGTTCTCTAAGATATAGCATCTCAAATTCTCAATTATTGGGCTTTGTCTAGGATAGACTTGGTACCTGTTACGGATGTCTGTCCTGCTTTGTCCCCTGACCCAGAACCTACTGGACCAGCTGATTTGTTGTTGTTAGGCCAACCTGTTTGTCCTTTTAGTGTTTTAACACCGGACTTAACACCGTCAACATTGTGGATGCCGCCATCGGTAAATTTACCTTTGACATTACCAACTAGACCACCTGTTTTACCATTTGGACTTGTTCCTGTGTTGTTGCCTTCACCTACTCCACCTTGTAGAATATTGTGTGCAGAAGCTTTGGTTGTAGGACGTCCGCTAGCAGAGCTAACTACACTTCTTTTACCATCAACAGATGTCTGTCCAGCTTTGTCACCTGAGCCAGAACCTACTGGACCTGGTGTTCTCATTGAACTTTTGTTGTCCCAATCGTTGCCGACTTTCTCAACATATTCACGGGTAAGCATACGTTCGCTGTACATGTTTTCTTTTTCTTCGTCGCCGTCTTCGCCGTCTTCGTCGCCGCCTTCATCGTCGTCTGAAGGTCCAAATTCTGGATCAGCTTCACCGTCGCTGTGCTCTGGCTCACTCTTTTCGTCGCCCTTAAGAGCAGCAAAGTCAGCTTGTAGTTTTTCAAATTCAGCTTCTAGATCGAATACTTTATCTTCTAAACTTCCGCCGCCCATACCACCTAGGTCGCCGTCCATATCTGGCTCTGCGTCATTGTCTTCGCCATCCATGCCCATGGCCATTGGATCCATTGTTTTGTTTACAAAGTTGTCGCCGGAATCTCCACCAATTTCTAGTGTAGTTTCTTCCTCAACAGGTTCGTCCATGGATTCATCCATGTCGTCGTCCTGGGCTTCTTTGGTTAATTCATCTTCGTCCGCTTCTTCAGCGATCATATTTTCGTATATTTCTCTAGACTTCTCTACAACGATTTCATGGAATAATTCATTGGCCTTATCCATTTCTTCGTTGACAAGATAATCTAATAGTTGTTCAAACTTGTTAGACATTGCGGTTTTCTCCTTAATTAGATGCGGCAAGGCTGTCGATGTATTTACAGCCAAGTTGAATTAGTTATGTGAAATAGGCCAAAAACGAGTCGTTTCTGACAGAAAGGCATGATTTTTTAAATCACTTTTGATTTGTTTTGCAGAATTATTTATAAAACGTCTGCAGCAGTTAACTTACGCTATTTTAAGCCGGAGCTTCTGCAGGCGTTGCATACATGACTTTAACAAAATCAAGATGCTCTTTCTGCTCTTTTTCTCTAGCATCGCCTGCTTTACGTAGATTATTAATCATATCCAAAGTTAATCTAGTCTTGCGTAGATCTCTAGCTGTGATCACACTAGTATCTTCTAAAGGATTGTATCGCTCATCATCCTTTAGATCGGCATTGGTGCTGTTGAAATAAATGAATTCGTTTAGTAGCATACGGATATTTATCTTAAGCTGGCGGAGGAGGAGCCGGTGTTTGCCCAGCAGGTTGATTTGCAGCAGTAGCAGCAGGGTCAGCACCTTCTGGCGGTAATTCGCCAGCTTGATCAAGTCCGATCATGTCAGCTTCCATTCCGCCAGATGTGACTCCGGCGCCACGTAGTTCGGCACTGGCACTGACTGCTTTCTTGTCAAGACCATTTTCTTCTTTCCATAGATCTTCGTTCTCTGCCATCTCTTCTGCGGTCAATCCTAAGAAGCGTTTAAGAGCAAATCGTTTGCTGATCTGGGGGATAGCAATCATCTGCGTAAAGCCCGTGATCCTTGCTGTGTCCATTTCAGTTTGACGATAGCTGGCAAAATTCTGTGGGGGATTAAACTGTAGTTCAAATATGTTTGGATCAAAGTTAATACCTTTTTTCATTAGGTAACTCTTAAATTCCAAGTCAAATGCTTCGTTTAACAAGCTCTGTAGACGTTCACAGTATTTGTTAAAACGCAGTTCTTGAATGTAAGCAGTGCCTACTCGTCCATCATTGAAAGAACTACCGCCATCATCCGGGCCAGTAGGTAGATAGCTGCTAGGTATACGCAGGGCTCTAAAAAGTTTATTAGTGAAATATCTAAGATCATCAATTTCTCCTAGGTTAGTTCCGCCGGGTAAAATTTCAACTTTTGATCCGCGACCTTCTGAAGTCTGCGGGAAAAAGTAATCTTCATTGATACTCAACGGATTGTAACTGCTGTCAACAACACTCTGTCCACCACCAGTGACACTGGGGATTCTACGCTGATTTACTTCATTTTTAACACGTTCCACAAAGCTCATTGCCAAGTGACTGGGCATGTTTCCCACGTCAATATAGAACACTCTACGTTCAGGAGCACGTTGTACACGATAGATAATGATAGCATCTTCGAGCAATTCTTTCTGCTTGTAGACTTTAAAAATACTTTCTAAAAGACTGTTTCCGAAAGGATAATTGTTGTCTAGGCCTTCACTCATTGACAGGTGAATCACATGCTCTGCATTGATTGCCCACTGATTTTGATTCATTTGAAAACGTGATCCTGCGTTTGTAGGATAAGCACCAGTCATAGCACGGTTACCGCCACTCTGTCCAGAATATGCACTAGGAACAGGGGCATTAGTACTATTGGGACTGATCTGTGTAGCAGACAAGTTAGCAAAGTTAATGTTTAGATCACGGATAACATACTGCTCGGGTTTCTTACCTTCTGACTCGTTGACAATAATTTTATCAACTTTGTTTGCGTCAACATAGAACCAAGCATTGGTTTCTGGGTCTCTAATAAAGAACGCATCTCCGTACTTGAACGCATTGCGAACAATTTTAAAGATACGTTTTTGAAATTTGTTTAACCTAGTCCACTGTTGTAGATATTTTTTAATAATCTTAACTTCAGTTGGAGTAGCTTGATCTTTAAAAAAGATTTGAAAAGGAGTAGAATTTTCTTCGTTTTGTTGTGTACAAAACTCTGCTAGAATATCTAAGGCAGCGTTAACTTCACTGTCTGTGTCCATGGTGTCGTATTGATTATAACGGTCAATACGATTTGGAAATCCAGAATATACATCTGGCAGATAACTGCTGTAATTCAGTTTACTACCTGTTGGTCTGTAGTCAGCAGATCCACTAATTGGACTTAGTGATCCAGATGTATTAACAGGTGTGAAGTATTTTTTCCAAGACATAGTTTATGCGAACAGGTTACCGTCCAATCCTTTAATTGCATCAAGACTACTACGACCAATGTCTACATTAGCTTTAGAGTGTGTAATCAATGTTGCTATGTTCTTATTTAACAGTTGTAGCTCGTCTAGCAGATCTTTAGAGTCAGTATTGTTAGACACACTATCCATACTTGTATTAGCTGGTAGGTCTGGCATTTTTAAAGTTACCGGAATGGTTCTACCATCTGGCAACGGTACTGCTGCTTCCCAACCTGCTTCTCCAAAAATTGATGGTTGATTGGTAATGCCTCCTGAGGCAAATCCCATAGTACCTTGTTGTTCAAGATTTTCAGAAATTTCTCCCGATGTCGCATCTCTTGTCTGAGGATTAGTAGTCCAAGTCCACAGACGAATCTTTTGCCAAATCATATCCATTAATTTGTTAACTAATGTTTGCACAAACCCTTCTATTTTTAACATAAGACGACCTACACCGCCTTCGGAAAATAAATCTGTAAGGAATTCCTTAACCTTTACAACAAATTTTTCTAACCACTCGCCTAATGGTCCTACTTTTTTCATAGCAAGGTCTAATAACCAAAATCCAAGATCCATTGCTATGCCTACTAATGGTTCTAGAGCACTAAAAAGCATGTCACCTAGTTCTTTCAAAGATTTTTCCATTCTTCCTGCTGCTGCTGCGCCGCTGTTTGCCTGTGCCGCTTGTTTCTTTCTTGCATCGTTAAAAGCGGCTACAATTGCTGTTTCTTCAGTTATTCGTTTTTTACTATAAGTAGCAACTGCTGCCTGAGTACTTTGCAATGTAGATGCAAATTTATCTCCAGTCATTCCTCCTGCGTTCAACACTGTTTGAAATTGTTTTAAATCTTTAATATTCCCAGAAACTGCTTGACCAAATATTTTATCTAATGCATTTTGACTCTGCTGTAAAGTTTTGCCGTTTTTAACTGTATCTGCAAAAGCATCAATGCTATTTCGTCCCGATTCCATAGTTGCTACATACAGTTGAGCTTCTTCGGTGAGAGGCGGAAGTCCCATTAGTTTAGCTTTTAATGCATCGGCAGCTCCTTTACCTCCACTTTCCATTGCTAGCCGCATTGCAGCATTGGCTTTATCTCTTTCATCTTCATCTAACCCGTTAAGATACGCTTGAAAATTAACATCAGCCGCAGCTTCTTCTTGTTCTTTTTGTAATTGTTCTCTGCTTTTACCTGTAAGTCTAGCCAGTACGTCTAATTCTTTTGCGTAGTTAGCAATAGATTCTTGTGTCTTGGCAGTGTTCTTTATCTGCGATTGTGTAAGACCACCGTTGATTCTAATATAGCTAGCCGTAAGTTCGTTAATATCTTTAAAACTATAACCTAAACCTAATAGTTCGTTTGATAATCTACCATTAACTAACCCGCTGTTGAGTTTTTTAAATTGTTTAAATCCATCGTCGGCCGTTGCCCCTAGCAGTGCTATTGCATCGGCAGCTTTAGACATTACTTCACCATACTCTTGCAGACTTAATCCGGCCTGCAATGCTGAATGTCGTACGGTACCTAAGTCACCTGCTAGACCAATACCAACTTTTGATATAACTTTGTATGCTTCGTAGTTGTCTTCATTTAATTTTACAATAGCTTGAAATAGTCCTGCAATTACTCCTAGACCAAAAGGAAGGTCTTTCAGTGCTCCAAATAACCCACTTAGCTTTCCAGTACCATCCATTAACTCAGTGGCAAAGGCTGTTAAATTACCTATAGTTTTAAAAATTCCAGCAGCTAGATCACCTAACACTGCACCAACACCTCCGGCAAATGACTCAAGTTTACTAATTTTATTACTAGCATCATTACTACTATTAGCTAATTGTTTAAGGCCAGCATTAGCCGCTTCAACTTTCTTTGGATCAAGCGTTTTACTAGCCATGGTCATTAGCTTTTTATATTCAGCTTTTGAACCAACGGTGGCCATTAGCAGAGCTCGAAGAGTAGTCTCCGTCGCTGCATTATCTAACGAAACTTCTGCGTCGCCTATTTGTCCAGTTACATTTGCCATTGTTATTTTCCAGGATTCTATGCGTATATAAATACTACGCAGAGTTTTACAAAGTTATTTATCGGAGAGTTAAAACATGATTCCACAGCAACAACCGGCAGTAAATCCTTTAATGGGCATGATGCGCCAGCCTAAAATCTATATTCGTTTGCCCAGCAGAGGCAATTTTTGGGCCGAAGGCAGCATAGTCATGCCAGAATCTGGAGAGTTTCCAGTTTACTCAATGACAGCTAAAGATGAGCTAGCATTAAAAATTCCCGATGCCTTAATGAACGGACAGGCTGTAATTGATGTTATTCAAAATTGCATGCCTAATATTAAAAACGCCTGGGAATGTCCTAACTTAGACATGGATGTTATTTTAATCGCTATACGAATTGCTACTTACGGTGAATACATGACTGTGCCTATTAACATCGCAGAGTTTAACAGTGAGTATCAAGCTGACCTAAGGCAGGTACTTGATCAATTACAGAGTCAAATTACCTGGACTAGTGAAGTTTTAATTAATGAAGACCTAACAGTGTATACACGGCCAATTAACTATAAAACTATGACTTCAAGTGCTCTACAAACATTTGAAACTCAAAAAATTATTCAAATTGTTAACGATGATGCATACTCTGAAGAAGAAAAATTAAAAGCATTTAAAGAAAGTTTTAATAAGTTAAATCAACTCACGATTGGTATAATCACTGACAGTGTGTATCATATCGAAAGCAGCCAAGGTGCTACTAGTGATCCTAAATTTATCAGTGAATTTCTAAACAACACTGACAAAGAAATTTTTGATAAAATTAAAAGTCATATTGAGACCATGAGAGACATTAATACTGTTAAACCCATGACAATTGATACCACTGACGAAATGCGAGCAGCCGGAGTTACATCTGATAAAATTGAAATTCCTATACAATTTGATCCAGCACATTTTTTCGGTTAAGGCTTTTGTCTCTTAGCCTTGATGAAATTCAAGAGTTAAGTGAGAAAATGGAAAAGCAGACAAAAGCCTTAAAGAATCAATTATACAAACTATGTTGGTACATGCGAGGAAGTTTATCTTTCTCAGAATCATTTGATCTTAGTTTAGAAGATATTGAAATTATTAGTGAGATTATAAAAGATAATCTCGAAACTACTAAGAAAACACAGATGCCGTTCTTTTAAAGCACACGCCCTAAGAAACGACTGTAGAGTTCTTTATGCTCACGTACTGGCACCATCTGGGAAGATCCGTCAGGTTTGGTAATAAGTTTATTACGCTGTGCTCCTACTTCAGAATCTTTAAACTTACCACTAGTTCTAGATGACAGTGTGTCGCCTGATTGCAATCTAGCTTTGAGTGCAGCCTGTTGTGCTTTGGGATCAGGCTGAGGCGCTCCGGGGCGAACATCGCCTACTGCACCTAGTCCAGACGGAGCGGGTGTTGTTGTGGGTTGGGCAACTGGTTGTCCTGGAGGACCCATTTGATCCTGTGCAGTTTGTGCGGCTGCTGCCTGTTGTGCTATTCTTTTTTCTTCCGGAGTCTGTGGTGCAGCAGTTGATGTTGTCTGGTTTGGTGCTGGATTTGCTGCCATATCTTGTTGTGCAACATCTGCGGCTGCGGCTAAATCTGCTTTTCTTTTTTCTTCCGGAGATTGATTTGCAGGTTGTGCTGTACTAGTAGGCTGAGTTGTAGGTGTTGTGTTAGTTGGTGGAGTTGTTCTTACAAATGGTCTAACATTAGAATTAGATTGGGCTGCTGGCTCTTCGGTATCTTGTTGATCATCAGCAGCCGGTGCTGTTAATTGTTGACGTAGCTGACTTATTGCAGCCTGATGTTGACGAATTTGATCTCTAATAGCTACAGGGTTTGAAGTTGTAGGAGAAGACTGGGCAGCACCCGAAGGTGCTGTTCCAGCTGCTGGTTGTGTCGTATCACTACCGCCAACTGCGGCTTTACCTGCTTGATAACCTTTCTTTACTGCACCGGGAATACCTGCAATACCACCTGCAACAGCTCCTACGCCTCTGGCAACTCCGCCAACCGCTTTGCTGATGCCTTGCCCGACATCTAGTTCACTTAGTTGCTGTTGTTCTACTAGTTCTTGTATTTTCATTTAGAGTAATTCCTGATCACAGTAATGTATTTATAAATGAGCTACGCTCATTTGTTTCTTCGTTAACACTCGAAACATTTTAATCATCGTAGATGATGTAATATTATCCAGATCGTTCAGTCACACTTTGCCCAGGGCGGGCAAAAAATGAAAATTATCCGAGTCGAACATTTATCACCTAGCGTTACTGCATTACAGTGGCGGTCATCCTGTACCACGAGCAGCGTCTTTATATGACGGCAACAATCAAATATACGCTAACATACTTGAATGCCTGGGGCTTTTTCCCCTCCTTTTGCCTATTTTTACTCTATTCAAACAACCAAACAGCAGGCTTTTTGCTATCGCGGTCCTGTTAAGGATACTGGTTGAGTACTCTTTTCAGCGAAGAGAATTCCGTCCCTGTGATCCGAGATCCAGGTTTAGGGCACACGACATCGGCCTGTGCTAGCCTTTACTGATTTGGATTAGAGTTTGTCTCTGATGTGGGAGCCATGGACACGAACTGAAATTTGTCCGTTATAATAGTCGTTTGATTCTAATACTTTGCGGTCGAATTGTTCACGGGCCTCAATGTATGATGTTTCTGCTTTGCTTTTACAGTAGTGTAATATTTCTCTTGTGAAATTTTCTTTGCCGTGAAGCTCAACATCTTTGTTGAGCTCTATATTTGAGCCGTAATAATCTTGCCAATCGCTGTCTATTTTGCTTCTGATCTTCTTTTTCTTCTTTGTGCCGTTCTTCAACTTTATAGTCTTGTAGGTCGTTTTACTAAACTTTGCTAATTTTTTGCCAACATAAAGTCTACCCGTAGTATTACATGAGATAAGATAAACAAATCCCACACAATCTTCGGGCAGTTCTGTGACTATAGAACCTTTATGGTACCAAGTCAATTACTTTGCTACCTTGGCTTCCTTGCGAGCATTCTTCTCGGCTGTAATTTCATTACGACGAGCTTTCACTGCCTTGCCTAAGTCAGCCAATGCCTTACGGGCACGGGTACCTGCGGCTGAATTACCGCTTTCAAATTTTGTATTTTCTGCCATGTATGCATCATATGCTGCGGCCAAATCTGCCTGGGTTGTCATCTTTAATCCTTTTTAATTTTTTTCGTTGAGCTTCACGCTCTTTTTCACTACGCATCTGCTCTTTGTATTCTACTCTCTTAGTTTCTCTCTCAATATTATATTGTCTTTGAACAACAAGCACTTCGTTTCTCAAAGCCATAGTAGTGGCTTTGATTTTTTGTAGAGCTTTTTTAACTTCTAGAGCAGAAGTATTGCTAGTTCTTTCTTTTAAGTGTATGTGTCCGTTGTGAAGTTCGGCAAAAGCTGCCAACATTTCTTCGTAAATCTTGTTATAGTTGTTTAGCATTATGCCTCAACGTAGTCTGCATTATTTGAATAACTGGTAAAACCGTTTTCTTTAATAACTTTCAATACATTATTCACTCGACTTATCAGTTCGTCTTTGTGTGATATCAAGTATATATTCTTATTACGTTCACGTGCCATCTTTTTTAGGATCGCAAGCCCGGCTTCAACGCCCGCAGAGTCCATACCTGCATCGATAAGTTCGTCAATGAATAATAAATTAATGTTTTGATATAAATTCTCCCACACATCACGGAATGCCCAGCTTAAACTCAGTATCAATCTATTACGTTCTCCGCGACTTAAATTGTCAAAATCTAAGTCTTGTCCAAGTTGTGTGATCTCGACATTCAAATCATTTAAGAAAATTACCTGGTGCGGTAATCCCATCTTGTTAATATAGTAACTTAGCCGCTTGTTTAGATAGCTGAGATTCTGATCTATAATCTTTTTACGAATAAAACTGTCTTTAGATGTTAATAATTTCAATAAAAACTCTTGATGATCCTTGAGTTTTGTTAAATTATTAACCGCAGACCAATCGATTGCCTGTATGGCAGTGTTGTTTAGTTCGACAATCTGTTCCTCATAAGGATTAATTTCGTCAAACTTCTGTTGTAGACTATTTTCTAAACTGGCTAGATTGTTTTTATGACCTAATGCTTCAGCTTCTGTTTCGTAGAACGTCATGGGAGGTCTAGGTTCTCGTTCACCGGGGCCTAATTCTTCTATAATTTTATTATAGTCACTGTTAACTTTATCAAAATAAGTCTGTGCTTCTGTTAAATGCATAGCAGCAGTAGCAGTCATTTCTTCATGTTTGTGATCATGTAGTTCTTGTTCACAGGCATGACATTTCTTATTTGCCAGACTTTCTAAGTCCTTGGCGTACTTCTTAACAGTTTTTTCAGCTTGATTAACCGCAGTTTCTAATGTAGCTCGCTGTTTGTTTAAGTCATTGATCTTCTTATTGTTCTCAGTCCATGCTTTTAAATCAATGTGAGCCTGTAATTCTGCTTCAATGTCAACGCTTTCTAACTGTAAAATTGCTTTACCTAGCTTTTCTAAGTCATCGTTTTTCTTGTTTTCCCATGCAGAACTCTTGATTCCGAGACTATCAATACTACGTTGTACGTTTTCGTTAGCAGTCTTTATACCGTCAATTTTATATGTTTCTGATTGTATTGAATCTTTAGTAGACTTAATTTCAGCTTTTAATTTCTCAGCTTTTTCACTTAATAACGTAATACCTAGTAGCTGTTCAATTACTTCACGCTGATCAGCAGCTTTCATTGATAAAAACGGCTCAGTATAAGTGTTCAACGCCACTAGATGCTTGAACATAGTATGACTCATACCCAGTAATTCTTCAATGGTTTTCTGTGTTTCTCTGCTATCGCCCTGACTTTCGTCTTCGTCTTTGGCTTTTCGTTCTTGATTATTAACAAATAATCTTAATAAGTTGGGTTTTCTACCACGCTCAATTCTAAATGCCTGTCCGTTAACTTCGAACTCTACGGTTACTAGTAGATGTTTAGCATTAGTTTTGTTAATTAAATTCTCTTTACGGATGTTTGTTAGTGCTTGTCCATACAGGGCATAGCTAAGAGCATTGATAATTGTAGTCTTACCTGTGCCGTTGCGGCTTCCGCTGTCGTCTCCGCCTAGGTCAATATTTTCACCTAGTACTAGAGTAAGGTGTTCTTTGTCAAAGGTCACTGCCTGTGTTTGATTGCCGACACTGAGAAAGTTTTTAACAGTTATATTTTTAATTAGAAACGACATATTATAGGTTATTATAAATTTCAAGTAAGGTTGATTTGTCAAATGCATCTGATTCAATGTTTACCAGTTGTTCAGTTACAATTTGATCTACACTTTCAAACTTTGCATCAGTTTGATCTTCGACAAGTATATCTATATTATCTTTGTCTTGAATAAGACTGATTTCTCTAACATCATGCTCTTTAACAAACGTCTCTTTAATAAAATTAGCTTCTTCAAAACTAATATCAATATCCAGATTAATCTTTAGATACATTTTGCTTTGCATTAGTGTATCTTTTTCTTCAATTAATCTACTGAGTTTTAGACTTCTAAACTTAGGAGCATCGGGCCAATTACGATATTGAGGAACACCGCCCCATTCCATGAACATCATTCCGCGATCATCATCCCAAGTGTCTGCAAAGTTGTGGGGAAAAGCATTACCAATGTACACTACATTGCCTTTATGCTGCCGTTTATGGAAGTGTCCTGAGAATACATATTCTGGACTAGATAAATCACCACGCTGTAGTTCGCCGTGATCTGGCATCTGCACCATAGCGTTCATATAAAAACTAGGTAACTCAAAGTGCCCGAAAACATATCGTGACTTTAAATCCTTCATGGTCTTCCATTCATCACCTACTAACCAAGGGACTAGGGTAACGTCATCAAGAGTTGTAACACGGTCTACAACCGTGACTCCTGGAATATGCCGACCAAAGGCACTGGAATGAACGTCACGCTTGTCCT